GGGGAGGAGGATCCCTACACACAGTTGCGCGGCCACCGCCGCCCGGTGTCAGACACCGGGCGCCGCGCGCTTGCACCTCGGCATGGATGGCCAGCGTCACCAAGTCGAATCAGGCAAAGAGGGTCGACTGCTCACAGAAATTGCCTGACCGGACGTGACCCACATGGATGAGATTTACAAATCACTCCACCAACTCTTCCTGTTGATAACCATGGGCATCACTCGAATCGTGTCAGCCGGCGCCGCCTCCGCCTCCGCCGCCTCCGCCACTGCTTCCTGAACCGCCTCCACCGGCTCCGGCGCCGCCTCCGCCTCCGCCTCCGCCACTGCTTCCTGAACCGCACCCAGCGGTACGGCGGCGGTGGTGGGAATCGGCTTTAGCGGACAATGTAAATCCGGCTTATTGCCTCCACGATTGACACAGCTATCGTTTTGCCATAAACATCTATAACCACCGAGGCTGCTATTAGTTCCGAACCATGATTGGACACATACATTGGAAGCACTGATCTTAGAACAGTCTTCGAGCACAGGTCCAGCATGATATTCTACAGCAGCACATTCATAATCTCCACACCCTACATCTATATTGGCATCCTTCAACTCACATTTATCACAAGTGTTTAATGTTTTATTTAAATTATATCCATCTTTTACTTTACAAGAAGCACAAATGTTACTGCCATTTGTAGTACATTTCACACCAGTTTCAGGGGTCCCATTATCACATTTACAAATATTTTGTTTAGTACATTCTCCTTCCGTACACGTTAATCCGCTACAAATGTTATCTTCTTCAAATTTTTTTCCCGCCGTGACTTTTTTTTCAGCTTTATAATTATAAAAATAAGGAAAAAACATATCATTGGGTTTCCTATCAGGACGGGACGGGTTACCATAAAAATTTGTATATACTGGATGAGAAGCAGATGTTGGTGATGAACAAGATGGACACTTTTCATCATCTTTACAATTTTTGCATTTCGTATTAGTAAAATCACCTGAATAATAATCACCACATTTGTAATTAGGTTGACAACATACTTCATCCATACATTCATCTATAAACATTTCACCTTTTTCATTAGTTGTAATAGTTGAATTACCCGGATATTTAGCTTTATCTTTTTCACTTAATTTTTGCTTACATTTATAGTTCTTGTTTTTTTCAGAAACCGTGTAACCTGAGGGACAGTTATGTTGACTACATCTAGTTACTTCATTATCCATTAATACACATTGTGAACTGAAAGCAGCACCGTATATTTTTCCTAATTTTTCAAGTTCTGATCCTGTTTTTACCCCTCGCCATTTGAAATTGTATCCTAAATCAGTACAATCCTCTTCATTGTCACAATCATAATATTGTTCTTTAGTGCACGGATTTTTGTTGCATTTTTTTATATTTTTATCATATTTATAGAAACCTTTTCCAAACGTATCATTTAACTTTAAACATCCTTCTTCATCACAATTTTCCATTTTTGTTGAATCACATTGGAAATCCATTTTACATATACCTTTATTACATTTACCTATATCACAATCTTGATCTAATACACATGGTTCTTTTAATTTACATAGGGGTTTATTTTTTCGTTCAGTGTGACCAGGTGGATATTTGCATCCGACACCTGGTTCTGTTATAACATATTTATATTCATCATATTCATCGAAACCACAAGTTTTATCAGATTCAGTTATTTTAAATTTACCTTTACATTGTTTGTCACCATATAATTCATATTCAGGTGTTTTTTCTAATTTAACTAATAATTTTAAAACATCATTTATTTTACCAAATAAATCATTATTAAAATTATCATTAATATTCTCATCATCTAATTCATCCCAAAATGAATCAACTTCTGATTTATCAAATCCCTCAATTAATCCATAATTCTTCTTATAATATAATTTAATATACATGGTAATAAATAATAATAATATGAATGGGTAAATAACTATTATCTTGTTTTTAAAAAAATAAGATAGTATAATTATTATAATATTAAATGACAATAAAATACATAAATTAATCATATATAATATAATACTATATTATATATAACAAATTAATCAACTACATTAGTATAAAAAAAAATAATATTTATATATATAATGACAACGATAAAAATATTCCATAATTTAATGAAAGATAATAAAGAATTATTTGAAAAAGGTGAAGGAAAAAGAATGCTTCAAGCATGGAAAAAGGAATTAAATAAAGAAATATATGATAAAGAGGGTGATAGATTATTAATCGAATCATCAGATAGAAATTATGAGAAAGATGGATCAGATTATCTTATGGGTCTTGCGGGTTCCGATTTATTAAAAGAAGCAGAGAGAAAATCCCTAGATGAAAAAATAGGCGAAGAGTTACTCAATAGATTTGAAAAAGGTAAACGAAAGAAGAAAAAGAAGAAAAAAAAGAAAAACACGCAAAGAAGAAATAAATCAAGAAGAAATAAGTCAAAAAAGAATAAATAGTTGCATTAAAGATTACGTAGCATATTACCAAGGGATACAGCAGGATTATCTATAATTGCGTTTATAATATTGTTATTATCAAAAGTATAGATCCTATTTGTAAAATTGTATTTGTTAGCTAATTTAGTACATGATTTACAACAAGTAGTTGTTTTAATATTACCTAATTTACCATATCTCCAAATATAAATATCATATTTGTTTTTATGATCAAAACGTCTACAATACTTAATAGCTAATTCTTCTGCGTGGCAAGTTATTTTAGAAGATATGTTACCGTTAGCTCTACAAGAACCGGTTTTAACTATGATTTTCTTTTTTCGGTCGTAAAACGCAATACTGGACACTTACACCGCACACAGCCTTACAATAAAGATGGGATAGATCTGTTTCGCTCTTCAAAACCAAAGGAATGTTGTTCAACACGAAATCACTCATATTTAGTTTATTTATGATAATATTATAATTTATGATATATTACAGTTGTTATTATAAAGTTAAAATTAATTTTAAATCAAATTTATTTAGAATTTAATTCTTTAGCTCGTTTATATAATGCTTTACCATTTACACCTTTATTAATAGCAACAAAACCTTTAAGACCTAATTCTTTCCGGGCCTGCGCTAAATTTTTCACCCAGTTTGATTTTTTCTTTTTGGTTTTCTTGACTTTACGTTTTCTAGCACCACCTAATAGTTTATTAGACCGTTTCATAGTTTTTCTTTTCATAGTTTTTCTTTTATTCATTGTTTTTATAATATATATTATAAAATAATAATATGGTAATTAAAATAATACCTAATATATGAAACTTTGTTTAACGGATAATTGTTTAAGTGAATATGTAGGTTTTTGTGGTATTTTTTTCGGTATAACATATTATATAGTTCAATTTGCATATACAAGTGAAACATTTAATGTATCGAGTTTTCCTTTACCAGCTATAATATTAGGTATAATAAGCGAATTATTTTATTGTGTTCAAGGATATTATAAGAGAAGTCCTACTATAATGTTTACGAGGTGTGTCACAACAATTGCTTTCGTTTATTTATTAATGATATGGCTATATGATAGATATGTGAAAAAACATAATATTAAAAAGGCATAAAAGAATTAGATATATTAACTTTTTGACCCATTCCCGGCGAAGGGTATCTATCGGAGTTCAATGATATGATTCTTTTTTCAAATTGATTATCATTGTGAATTATTAATATTTGTGGTTTCCGGTATTTATTAAAATCACAATCATCTTGTTTACCAAACGCTCTACTCATCCCTACATCTATTCTCCATAATCTATCATTATATAGTGAATTAAGATATTTATCTTCCATGAATTGTGGAGTATGTGATATAACCATACCTTTAACTGGCATTAATAATCTATTCCGTTGATTAATCATATTGATTAATTGATTAAAATGTTGTAGATTATTTTCAGGATTATCTTCGTCCTCTGCAAAAATCCTACACCAGAAAGGGGACATATCATCATCTTCTCTAAATATTTCATCAAATATACATCTTTCAACATCAGTTTCCGATTTCAATAACCATTTAGTAACTATATCATTAATTTCAGCAATTTTATATTTACTCATTAGTTGGGTACTTAATCCACCGTGAACAAAAACATATGATCCAATAATAATGATACTTTTTTTCTTAACCGCATACACTTTAGAAATATTACCACCGCGTTCGAATGCTTTGATTCTATGATAATATCCTAATGGTAATCCATCAGGTGTATATTTAGTTGTTTGTTGTTCTTTAGGAACAAACTCTAGGAATTCTTGTGGAGAAACATATCTGAAATCTTTATCAACATTCATTAATTCGTGATTACCTAATGTTCCTAATAATCTTCCACCATATTTCTTAGCTTCATCATCTAAACGCAAAAACAACTTAATAATAGCCATATTACTACCTTCATCTTCAACCACTTCATCAAAATCTTTAACGCAATTTTTATCCCATTCGTCTGGACGACACCTATCAATTTGGTCACCTAATTGGATTACCCACGTGTCTCCCCCAGACCATCTAATATTGTTAACATTCTGACTATTACTATTTTGGGGGATAACTTCAGCTAATTTAAGAACTTTCAATGCAACTGCTAAATCACCGTGTATATCACCTATACATACTAATTTTTTGACAGGTGGATATATTCCGATTCTATCATATTTAGGATCTAATGAGTTAATTTCTTTTTTAACATTATTAACAGATTGTTGTTGGATAGCATTCATTTCATGGGTCTTAATAGCATTAGTTTTTTCTAATCTTGTATTAGGTTCAGATAACCTACGTTGGTGAGTGTTAACTTTAGGTGGTCCATTTCGGTTATTACTATTATTTTGTAGATTACCAGATGTAGAATTTCTTCTTTGTTGATTTATAGATACAGATTTAACATTAGGATTATTTTTTTGTTGTTGTTTTGTTTTCTTATAATTTTCTATTAAATTGATTAAATCATTTCTAGTATATTGTTTTGATCTATCTATAATATTGTATTTTATCCCTATTTGTGCTAATTGTTGATTTGTTAAGTCTTTTATTTCAACCATAATAATATAGTAATTAAACTTATCTTAAAATATAAACTAATATTATATGGAATTATGGATGAAATATGCTTTAGTAGCAGCATTTTTTATTGCGGTTAGAGATTTATTTTCTAGTAGTATTGCTAGAAAATACAACTATATAGATTATGTGATACATGCAAATATTTTTGTTTTCATAATAACAATGATATATGTATTATTCACAAAAAGAAAAATAAAATTAATAAATGACTATAATGATATATTTTTAATAATATTAAGATTATTTATAATCTTTATAATAATAGAACCATGTATATTTAATTCGTTTAAGAACACAAATAATCCGACTAAATCTGTATCTATAATAAATTTAAATATATTCATATTATTAATATTAACTATATTATTTATGAATAAGAAAATAATTTTAAAACATGTTATAGGAGTTATAGTTATGTTTGGTGGTTTATATTTACTAAGATAATTATTTCTTACGACGATCATATTTTTTAGTAAGATTGTTTTTATTCTTATCCTTATTCTTTTTCTTTTTTATCTTCTTTTTTTTCCTTCTAGAACCTGTCATATTTATTAGATACTGTTTATATTTTATTTTAGGTTCATTAGACCATGTATATATTATTTGTAAATTATCGTCAATTATAAAATCATCTTTAAAATCTATTTGTTTTAATAACCGATTCACATACCATGCATTTTTTCTTCTTACTTCACTAACTAACATATTAATAAAATATGAAAATTTCGGATCTATCATCTTATATTCATTTCCTTCAACATGTATATATTTTATTTTGTTAAACACACCAGTATAGTGAGTCTTATCTAGTTGAGTTAACATTTTTTTTACATGAGATGATTTAGGTAACCACCCGTAAACATCTGTGCCAGATATTTGTAATGTAATATCTAATTCATCTAGTGTTGTAATAACATAAGTCAAAGTAACATCTATATCTATTCCCAAACTTTTAAATTGTTCTCTTATATTAAATACATAAATTCCAAAAATATGTGCGTGTCCAACTGAAGTTGGTGGTGGTAGCGCTACTGACCTAGCTGGTCCAGCTAATAATCCAGGTCTTACTGGTTCAGGAACATCTCTTGGTGTATATCCCTTAGCCGTTTTGAAACTATCTGATGTATTGTTTGATGAATTGTTTGATGAATTATTAGATGAATTATTAGATGAATGATGTGATGGATTTTGTATTGGTGGTTCCGCTTGTATAGCGTCTTTATATTGAGAATCACTATTAGATTTATCTTTGTATCCAAAAAACTTTCTTGTTTTAGGAAATTTCATAATCCAGGGAGTCAATATTTTTTTGTTTTTATTTAACCGCATACCACGGTGATGAAACATACCTCTGGATCCTTTTTTTTCTTGCTTTTTTATATGCTTTTGAGTTTTTTTTTGCTTTTTAGGTTTATTTTTATGACCTTTACCTTTTTTTAACGTATAATTATTTTTAGGTTTTTTCGGTTTATTTTTGTTCATGATGTATATATTATATTAGTTTTTTTTTTCTTCGCTTAGTTTTTCCTTTCTTTTTATTTACTAAATATGAATATTTTTTAATTAATGACTTATATTCTTTTAAACATTCACTAGGTTTAATACGATCTTTATAATTTAATTCACACATTTTTTTAAACAGATCAAATAATGCTGTTAAAAAAAAACTGTCACTAATATGTTTTATTAAATCATAATCGTGAAATAAAAATGGAATCATAATACCTAAACTATAAATATCTATCATTGAAATTAATTCTTTATAATCTTTATCAGTTGTATAATTATCTTTAGTCAATAATTGTTTGATATGACTATTTAAACTATTATCAAAAAATGTATGAATATTTAAAGCTTCGTTAAAATGTTTTCTATATTTACCACTATTAAATTTTAATAAATCATTATATTGTTGTACAATATCAATATTACCATATATATATTCAGCTGGATACCATAAATATAATCTATTATTATTAAATTCTGATAAACTTCTATTCTTAAAATGTTCAATTTCTCTTAATTCATCAGATAATCCAAAATCTATATATTTAAATTGTGTTCCGTCTAAAACAATATTATTATATTTTATATCTAAATGTATCAATTTATTATGATAAATTTCTTTCAAACCTATAAATAATTGCTTCATTTTAACTAATAATTTATATACAACTATTTCAAATTGTTTTTGTTTCATATTAGATTGTATTTTGGATAAAAAATAATCTTCAAATGTGATACCTCCGTATTTACTAACCATCATTTTACTAGTTTCATCAAATTCTGATGAGTTTGATTTACAATCTAAAATGGTTTTATCATATTTGAAAATATTTTCATATTTAGGTGGTTTACAAAAAGTATCAGAAACTATACACCATCTTTCATATCCCTTAATATTTTTTAATAAATTAGCCATTTTTTTTTCTTTTTGAAAATATTTATCGGATTTAGATCCGTATACAATTTTCGATATTTTACCATTGTTAACTTTATTACTACCTTTACATGGTATACTTGGTCTAAAAATACATGAAGACGATCCTGTCGCTAATAAATCTCCTCCTTTCATTTATACTATATTATATTTTAGTTAAATAAATAAAAATAAAATATAATTATGGATTACTAAATGGAAGATACTAATTCATCAATTTTTGTTCAAGCGAAAATAGAATATACTAAACAACTTATCAATAATCTTCAATCACATTTATTTGATGGTGTTAAATCTATATATGATGATTCTAAAGAAATATATAAAGAAAATTCATCTTCATCCCAATTATTTATATTCAGAACACTATTAGAAAAAGTCCCAGAATGGAATAATGAATTAATTATAGTTGAAACCGATAGAATAATAGAAATGTCTAAATGTGATTATTTAGAAGACTTATTAACAGCTGTGTTTGTTAGTCATACAAAAATATTAATGTCTATAAGTGTAAATAATGGTAAAATAAATTTAACTGTACCTAAATTATCTAATTTTATTCATAAATGTTATATTAATATTGCAAGAAGTTTATGGAAAAATCCTTTATTATTTTCTGAAAATATAACAGGATTAGAATATCAAAAAAATCTTAAAATTATTGAAGATATTATATATGATTGTATAGAAAATACAGTTAGATTTTCTTTACCGGTAAAAGATATTCTAAAAGGACAATTAGAGTTATATGATAATAAAAGTGAAGAAAAAGACAAAGAAATAACAGATAATGATGACCTATTAAATAAATTAAAAGAATTATTAAATCTTAAAGGTGATAAAGGTGATAAAGAAGATAATGTTGAAGGTCTAAAACCATCTATAGAAATAACTAAAGAATCTGATATAAACATAGATAAAGAAGAAGATATTAGTCTAAGAAACGGATATGAATCTCCAGGTGAAGAAACAATTGATAATAATTGTAATAATTTAGTAATAAATGATATTGATGAGATTATAGTAGATAAAAATGTATATGATAATCCTGAAATAATTGAAGGTTCATTGAAAGATAATGGTGAATTATTTGAAAAACTAGTTAAAATCAAGCAAGGTAATGATGATACTGTAGTTAATGAAGTAATTGTGTCAAAAGTTGATGAACCATTACCAGGTAATGAGTTAGTAATAATACCTGATGCCCCTATTTTGTCTGCGGATGAAAAGTTAAAAAAAGAACAAGAATCCAGGAATTATGATAAAATAGTTGATATAACTGATAAGGAAGAAAAAAATAAAAAGAAAACAAATATTGAAGATGTTATAATAGATGACAATGTTATTAAAGGAACAGATAAATCTACTAAAGACGATGATAAAGATACTGTAGATTTTTTTATGGATGATTTACAAAATATGAAAAAACCTGAAATAAGTTTAGATAAGGTTGAAGAATCTAAATATGTTTTGTTTGATGATTTATAAATTTATATTAATATGTTTTTTTTTCTTATTTATAATATAAATGTCGAATGAAGGTTTGGATGCGTTTAATGAAATGTTGTCCAGCGAACTATGGTGGACAGGTGAATTACCAATAAAGTTGTCCACAGAACTAAATTGGAAAGATGGATTATCACAGAATGACAAGAAGATCTTGCTGGATGCGTGTTTTCAATCGAGCAGATGGAACCGGTCAATAGATAAATTTATTAGTACACCATTTGTAGTTTTTTATATTTTTTTTAGTGATGGGATCGGTAACGATTTTGATACAGAATTTAAAACAGCTGAACAAAAATATATATACATTATTAAAAACAAAACCGGAACCAAAAAGCAGCTGGAACATATGGAATTTGCTAAGTACATAAAAAACCAATGCCAATTGATATACGATAGCTTGAAAAAAGGAGTATCAAAAGACCATTTACTCAATGAGGTGTGGGGTTCGGATCGCACCGGCTATGGGATTAACGAATTAGGATACGTATCGCAAAGTGTCGGTGGTTCTAAAAGAAGACGTAAATTAAAGACAAGAAGAAAATCTAGAAAAACAAGAAATAAATCTAGAAAATCTAAAGTAAAAAAATCTAGAAAATCTAAAGTAAAAAAATCTAGAAAGTCTAGAAGATAATTAGATTAAATATGACTTTTTTTATATAATAAGGGGTATAATTATGAATAGTAGTATAATGATGGATATTATTATTAGTTTAGTATTGGTTTTTGTATATTATTTATATACAAAGTTCGATAAAGATACAAAAGAATTAGATAAGAAAAATGTGATGGTATTGTTTATCATAACTATGGTAGTCCTAAATGTATTGAAATTATTATTTTCATGTAATGTATCAGCAGTGGATGGTACATGTTCTATACCTTTCCATGATAAACCTCCTTTTTAATCACAACCACAAACCCAATCTTCGACACCAGAACTGGATATCGTCATCTTTTTCCCAGGGCAATCACAACAACAATCGGTTGTCTTAGGGAATCCTGGATACCAATGGCCACCACCACACTTTTTACCCTGATCACTCGGTATTGTTCCAGACCAACAACAATGGCCACCATCCTCATCATCATTTTTTATGCATTCCTTTGGATCCTTAGGATTCCCTTCAACATTCTTACACCCACAAACTGATTTCATCATATGAAACATTAGCATTCCTAAAATTAAAGCAACAACACACATGACAATAGTTTTCGTATTCATATTTTATAATATATTATAGAAATTATATTATCATAAATGATAACTATATCTTTTAGGGAAATTCTTTTTTTTAATTCTATATTTTTTGAAAATATCATTTTGTATGATATCTGATGGTAGTGCGTTATTAGCGTATTTAGCTATAGAGATATACATATCAAAATCATCATCTAATTCATATAGTTCTATATCTTTACCCAATGTTAATGAATATAAATAATCTATTAAATATTGATTACATTTATAATCATAAAATTTGTTATAATCCAATTCATCTAAAATTGTCATTGCTAATCTACACATATCAAAATGATAATTTGGTTCGATGGTTTCTTTATTCGAATGTTTTTTATCATATTGGAATTTATCAATAGGATATTTATATTGACCATCGGCATCCCCGTATTTACAAAAACAATCACTGAAGAATAATTTATCTTTGAAAGTGAAGACGGCTCTACCAAAATCTATAATTTTAAAAATATATCCGTGAGTAGGTACTTTAAAGTAAATATTATTGAATTTATAATAGATGTATAGTTTATCAGTTTTAGAATACATTATATTATCAATATGGAGATCGTTATGAGTGAATTGTAAATGTTTTTGCAAATATAATAGTGCATATGATACTTGAAACAAGCATGATAATATTATATCTGGATTGATATCTTCTAACAAATCGGATAATATCCCATCTAATTTTTCTATGAAAAATAGTTGGCACGGCATATTTTTAATAACAGTAATATAATCACTATTAGAATCATTAGAATCATCTGAATCATCTGAATCACATGAATCCGAATCTGATTCATAAATATCTAATTTAAAATTACTACCAATATTTTTATTGAACCATCCTTCATTTTTGAAACTATAGTAGTCTTCAGATATATCAAAATTATATTTTTCCATAACACCATTTACAGATCCGTAGAACAATGCAAAATTAGGTAGTATATCATTTTGAGTTAATTCAGATACTATATATGAAAAAAATGAATCAATGAAGGCAGTATTGTTCATACTATTTATTTTCTCAAAAGTGTTTGCGTTATAATTAGAAGGTAATAAAGGATTTCTTTTGACACTGTTGTTATAATTATTTTTGATAAAGTAAAGTGGTTCTAGCAATGGGATTATTTTACAGAAAATTTCTGCTTTAAAAATACGACTGTTTTTTGAATCATAAATATTTGATTGGAGCAAACAGTTTGAATGATAATATTTAAATTTAATAATATCTGAAATTTCATGAATATAATATCTTCTTTTAATATCAATACATTTATGTGAATTTTTAGTATTAAAAATATGAAAGTATAGCGAAAATATAGGATTATATATTTGTAAATCATTCATATTGAAAAAATGTTTACATGATTTGAATAAATTTTTAATAAATACTTTATCCCAAATATATTTTGTGATATATAAATCGCTCATTCGTTATAAGAATAGTTAGAATTATTTTATGTTTTAAACTAATTATCTTTATTCATACCTAATTGTGAAGCAAATTGTTTGCCTGTTGTATTCATAAAATGGAATGCTTCTTTAACAGATGATTCAGATAGAGTAACTGTTTTCTTATTATTAAGTTGTTTATAAAGGATCAATACATCTAATATTTGTTCGAATTGTTCTTGTGATAGATTTTCAAACATTTATATTAATATTAATATTAATATTATAATGTGTTTTTAAATAAATTAATTTTCATTTCATATCTGAATATTGTTAAATCAACCAAAGTAATATTTTTAGGATTACTGGTAATATTTCTTTCTTCACGAAAAGAATTGAATATATGATTAATAATGTCTTTATAATATGATATTTTTTGTTCTTTAGTATTTTCATAATTTTCCATATGATATTTTCTTTCTTCTGTTATATTGTTTTTAATCATATTTCTTGTTTGAACCATTTTAAAATATGATTATTAAATAAATCAAATTTCAATTAAAGATATAATTAGACGTTATGATTTAAAAAATATTATGTTATTATTGTATATGGAACTCCAGTTACGAAAATTTGACATGAGAGATATTAAAGATGATAAAGTAGTAGTATTAATAGGTAAAAGGGATACAGGTAAATCGTATTTATGTAAAGATATATTATTTCACCATAAGAATATTCCAGTAGGACAAGTTATATCAGGAACAGAAGGTGCTAATCAATTCTATAGTAAAATGGTTCCTAAATTGTTCATACATGGAGAATTCAATACACAAATAGTTCAAAATATATTAAAAAGACAGAAAATGTTGATAACAAAAATAAATGAAGGGAATACACAGATAGACCCAAGGTCATTTTTAATATTAGATGATTGTTTATATGATAATTCATGGTCAAAAGATAAACATATGAGATCTGTATTTATGAATGGTCGTCACTTTAAATTATTATTTTTATTGACTATGCAATTTGCTTTAGGAATTCCACCTAATTTAAGAACAAATATAGATTATGTATTTCTCTTAAGAGAAAATATTGTCAGTAACAGGAAAAGAATATATGATCATTATGCTGGTATGTTCCCGACATTTGAGATGTTTTGTCAAATAATGGATCAATGTACTGAAAATTATGAATGTTTAGTAATAAATAACAACTCTAAATCTAATAAATTAACCGACCAAGTTTTTTGGTATAAGGCTGAACCACATGAAGATTTTAGAATATGTTCTCAACAAGCATGGGATTTTTCAGATAAAAATAGTTCAAATGAAGAAACACCTGAATATGAACAAAATAATGGTTATAAAAATAAAGTGATAGTTAATAAGAATTTATATTGATAATTTACATAGATTTAATTTTTGCTACGGCTTCTTTAACAGCTGCTTCTAAAGCACCGAATGTTCTTTCAGGTAATTCTAAAACGTAATTAGATACTTCACTACCATCTTTAATTAAATGGGCCTTGAATGTTGGGAAACCATTTACTCCTTGTTTTTTAGTTTCTTCTTTAGATGCTTCTGAATCAACTACAGTAGCATTGATTTTAACACCATCCATAGTGGTCCCATGATGTTTATCAATGAATTTATCCATTTCCGGTTTGATTTTCTTCGACCAACCACACCATGGAGCATAATACATTCTAATATGAGCTTCTTTACCACTATGACTATTGTTATTACTATTGTTATTATTGTTATTGTTATTGGAAACATGGACTTTACTGAATTCTTGTGGTCCTGGCCCAGTAATATAGTTTATAACGTCTGGCATTTTAGTTAATCCAAAGGATTTAAGAACACTGTAATCTTGTTGCATAGTTCTTGGAACAGTTGACCCTAATGGTTTATCAGCACTAGCAAATAATGTTAATTCATCATCATAACCTTGAACATCTTTATTAGAATTAAAATTATCTTGATTATTTCCACCATTACAATTAGCGTTAGCTGAATTTGTAGGATTATCAGTTGGTAATGTGCATCCTCGTCCACAACCAGACCCGATACCACAATTACCTTCTGCTACATTACCATTACCATTACCATTACCATTACTATTACCATTACTATTACCCTCAACCATTTTAGAAAACATTTTAGTATTACAATCGATTATAACAATTACAATCAAAACCATTAAAAAAACCAATAATAAATTATTTCCACCGGTATTATCAGAAAACCATTTTTTAACAGTATTAATATTCATTTATAATATTATAATATATATTTATTTTAATGAATTATATTTTAAATCTTCTAATTTAAAATATTCATATTTATTATTAATAAACCTTTTAAGAATAAAAGGAATTTTTTGATTTTTTAATTCTTCAAAAGCAATATCGTATACATTATTGTATTTTTCATAATTAGCAATTAAAGGAATACATCCGCTTTCTAATTGTTCACACCTTTTACATAAAATTTTAGTTATTTCATATTTATTTAGAAATAAACTAGTAATATTTGTTTTCTTTAAAGATTCATATTTTTTTCTAAATACACTTGAATCTTCTATATTTTCAATAATAGTATTATCATCTTCTTCACCATTTACAGAAACAATATCTAATTCATCGTCACTCATAATATTTATTATATATAAAAACTTTAAATTATAATCAAATTTAATTATTAGTCCATTTTTGAGAACAATAATTACAAGTATAAATATATTTCATATTATTATTATCATATTTCATATAAATAATATCTGATTGTAATTTATCTGTAATAGACTTACATTGTTCATTAGGACATTTAATATTATCACTTTTAATATGTGGTAAAGTAATATCGTAGTTAATAAACTTGTTATTATTAATACTTTCACTAAGGTCTATATTATGATCATTATTATAAAGTAAATTACCTACATATTTTTTCTTATTTTGACATGCTTTACAATACAGATATAATTCTGGAATTTCGGTTTCTTTATCTAGATAAAGATACATAACATTATCACAATCATCACAGAAATTGTAAATAGTTTCCATTATATAATATCTATAAATTAATTATTAAGTATATTCAAATTTATTTTTTTACAAAACGAAATAAATATATTTAATAAATCTTCATAACAAATATGATAATCTATTCTGTAGATACCAATTATAACCTTTTTATTTTGTATGTCTTTATATTTTAAAATCTTATTATAGATATCCATATAGTTTGTATTGAAATGATCAATTATTTTATCTTTAAAAATAGAAAAATCTTCAGGAATATTTAAATAATTTTTGATTAATAATGAATAGATATTTTCAAAAAATATTACATCATTATAATTATTAATAATAGATAATTGATGCTTATTTTGCTTATTAAATCCAGGTTCATTTAATAGAGGATCATTATCTAATATTGATTGTAGAGATAATAGAACAGTAGAAATATCCATAACAGTAGTCCATTGTGGTCCAGACCATGTTCCTAATATAGATAAACAAACTTTACCTAATCCAGATTTATGACCATGCGTATATAAATTAGGATGAATACGAATTTTATTAACTGGTACATATGATACATCAGGTGGTCCATAAGGATAATTTTTAGGGAATTTGATATTGAAGAATAGATATCCTCCCTCATATAATGATCCTTTAGGACCAACTATCATAGCTTTAGCAGATAACATATTATCTTCACTGAATTCTATATAGATACCTTGATCATTTAATTTATTATGTTCAATAGATTTAATATCTCTATTAATGATGCGTTTAATTGCTTTGTTCATATTGATATTCTTATCTATTTATATTTAAATAATTAAATAAATTTGATTTGGATATTGGATATTGAATAAAAAAACATACATAAAAATAAATTTGAATAATATAAAATATATAGATATTTTATTGATGAGTGAAATTAACAAATTTTTGGGAAGTAGATCCCGAAAAAACGATGACTCTATCACTCATATTGTCCATGAGGGTGATTTAACTCGTGGATCTTATCATTTATCTAAAGATGATACTATTCAATTATATAAACTAATCAATAAAGAAATTAATAAGGGTAATAAAGTAACTGTCTTAGAAAGATTCAATCAAATATCTCCATTAATGATTGATCTTGATTTTAAATACAAAGATAAGCAAACAGGTAGACAATATACTAAAGAATATGTTGAAAGATTATATTCTTTAATATGTGATAAAATAGGAGAACTATTTTCATTCGATACTAAAAATTTACAAATGTGGGTTCTAGAAAAGGAACATATCGTTGATGCACCACAAAAAGGATATGAATCAAAAGATGGTTTACATTTACTATTTCCATCATTTATATCTGATATTAATAATTTTAAAAAATTAATTGATTTAATCTTGGAAAGCCATGAAGAATATGACGACATTGTAACTAATACATGTTTGAGTAAACCTTCTAATAATATTAGTGAGATTTTTGATAAATCATTATATAATCCAGGGAATTGGTTCATATATGGTTGTGGTAAAGCAACAGAGGACTTAAGATATGAATTAACAACAATATATAAATTAACAGATGATAATACTGTGAAAGAATTACCTATTGATATGTTTTTAGAAAATCCATTAGATATTATGAAAAAGAATAGCGTCCAATTATATACAGATGAAACAGTAGAATATGTTGGTCCTGAAACACTTAAAAAGAAAACAAGTAATAATATTGTAACTACAATGATGAATCCTAGTATTCATGATATCGACCTAAAAGATATTGATATTGATATGATTAAAAGTATTGTTAAAATAAAAGGCGATGAAGGGACTATGGTAAAAAATATGGTAAATATATTTAGTAATGAAAGAGCAAATGATAATAAGAAATGGGTTGAAGTAGGATATTGTTTACATAGTATATCCCCAAGTTTATTTGATACTTGGGTAAAATTTAGTAGGAAATGTTCATCTAAATTTAGTATGGACGCATGTATTAAACAATGGGCATATATGGAGAGAACATCTTCAAAAAAATATTCGATCGGTACAGTATTACATTGGGCTAGAAAAGATAATCCACCTGATCATAAAGGAAATAGTTTGTTTAATAATATTATTAATGCATCATTATTCAAACATGTATTAAAATGTATTGTAGGAAACAAAGATAATAAAGATAGTGGTGGATGTCATTCAGATGTAGCAAATCTAATCAAAGAATATTTTAAAGATCAATTTGTTTGTTCTGGTTTAAAAGATAATAGTTGGTATTATTTTAACGATGAATCAGGTAGATGGAATAGGTCGGAACATGGTCATCATTTATTTATCAAGTTTGATTCTGAAATAGTATCATTATTCATGTATTGGCAAACAAAATGGCAAAACGAGGAAAAACAATTAGATTCAGATGATCCAGAAGAAAATGAAAAGAAATCTAATCTTACTACGAGAATCGTCAATATAAGTAAATTAATTATTAAACTTAAGAACAACAGCTATCAAAAAAGTATTATGGATTGTTGTAAGCATAAATTCTATGATGATAAATTCATGGATAAACTGAATGCTAATGTTCAACTATTAGGATTAGACAATTGTGTTGTGGATTTAAAGTATGAAATCAGTGAAGGAGTTACAGATATCCAATTCAGAGAAGGTAGACCGGATGACTATATTAGTCTATCAGTGGGATATGACCTACCAGTTGAAAAGAAAGATCTACCATTATCATTAGATGATGTAAAGGATATAATTCCTAAAAAAATAGGACAAGATGTATTCACTGAATTAAATAATGATATGGAAGATTTCGTTCATAAGATTCTACCAAAAGACGATGTACATGATTATACATTTAGGTTCTTATCGTCTTGTTTGAGTGGTGAAGTTAGGGAAGAGAAATTCTACTTTTGGACTGGTTCAGGTAGTAATGGTAAGAGTAAAATTGTAGAGTTAATTGAAGCTACATTAGGCGATTATAGTAAAATTATGGATGTATCATACCTTACTACTAAAAGAGGTAGTTCATCATCGGCATCACCTGAATTAGAAATGGTTAGATATGCTAGATTTGTATATATGTCTGAACCTGAAAAAGATGACCAAATCTTTGTTGGCAAACTTAAACAGATTACGGGTGGTGATAAAATGTCCAGCAGACAATTATTTAAAGAAGCAAGTGATTTTAAACCACAATTTAAGATTATTCTTATGTGCAATGATCTACCTAAATTAGCTAATATTGATGGAGGTGTTGTTCGTCGTATCGAAGTAGTAGATTTTCCATCTAAATTTGTTGATAATCCTAGACCAACAGAACATAATCCGCATCAATATAAAATGGATATGCAATTAGGTAAGAAACTAAAACAATGGCATCTATTATTCCTAATCAAATTATTAGGATATTATAAATTATATGATAAAGAAGGCACTAAAGCACCTAAATCTGTAACAAGTAAAACTGAAAGTTATATTACGGATAATGATATTATTCAAAAATGGTTTAAGAATGATCTTGTTGAGTATGACGAACCGCAACAGTTTAATAATTTATATGACGCCTTTATTATGTGGTGTGAAGGTGAAGGTGTTAATCATAAGAAATATCCTAAAACCGATATCAAGAGTGAATTTGAGAAAATACAATTGAATACTAAACATGGTCTATCATATGGTAATCGAATAGGTGATGGAATGCCTAATGGGACTAAAAGTAATCCTAAATTTAATTTCTGCCCGAAGGAAGATATTGATGATTAAAATGTTCTTTAGTTTGTTCATATCCTTCATTTATACATTTTTTCTTAGTAGTTAAATCAACATCAAAATTACTTAAATTTAAATTTAATTTAGTCAAATCAATTTTAATATTTTTTTTATCATATTTTCTAATCAAAATATCAGGTGTATACATATTCCAACTATATGTTGCGAAATCAAATACATTTCTTATTTCTTTATTTAATTTATTAGGTAATATTTCTATACATAAATATTTATCTGAATCATTTATTTCTATAGGACAATTACCTGATAGTCCTCCATCTTGATATAGGTTATTTTTATATTTTATAGGTTTTAATAATACAGGTATAGCTGTTGTCATTTGTATCAATTTTAAAATATTAATTTTAGGATTATTAATATGATCAAAATACTGGACTTTTTGTTCTGTCACATTCACAACTTTCACAATAATATGAATATTACTTATTTTATATAATTTTAATAAAGACATAGATTTAATGTTATATTTATCTTTTAATATTTTTTGAATATAAATATGATTTTTATTATAATTGATAAAACCATATTCATTTATGATACTTTTAAGAGATATATCATTTATATCTAATATATTATTAAAATCAACATTTAATAAATATTTTTCTAAATAATCATAATCATATTCTAACAATATTACTGATAAGATAAACACAAAACTAGCTGAAACACATATTATTTTTTTTATATTAGTTAGTCTTTTATCTAAATAACCATTATCTATTAAATAATTAATTGATCCTAAAAAACAAATACCTTTAGTTGAACCACCTGATAATATTAAAGTATCAATACTCATATTATTTTATTAATTATATATTATGAGTTCTTTAAACATAGATTCATTATTTGAAGAAGCGGATAAAAAAGTATTGAATAGGATGAAAATGTTTGATGATATATTAGTACAAATACATAATAAAATGAAAATACATTCTAAAAATAAATGGTTTTATTGTACCTATCAGATTCCTGAATTTTTAATTGGTAAACCACTTTATAAAGTTAATGATTTAATTAAATATTTAATTGATTCTCTAAAAAGAGATAAGTTTGATGTAATGTATATACATCCAAATTTTTTATTCATTTCATGGGAAAATAAAAAGAATAAACGATCATATAAAAATGTTAAAAGAATTGAAAATAAAGATAATTTTAAAAAAATAGATGACTATAATCCTACAGGTAATTTAATGTATAATGATAATATATTAATGAATATAACTAGTAAATTTAGTTAATAAATAAATAGTAATCATACTTACTGATATAATACCTATAAAATATAATATATCTTTATAAGTAAAAGTGTATCCAATATCTAAATCACCTAATGAATATTTAATAATCAATGAGGTAATTAAAGGGATCATATAATATTTATTGAAATTAGATTTATTAGGGATAAAATAAAATAATGTAGTTAAAATAATAGATGTCAATATAATCTTATATATTTTATTCATATTATATGAAATATTTTAATAAGAATTCTTACCCATTTTAAAAATATAATCTACTAATAATAATACAAAAATACATGTTACTATATATAATAATAAATCATTAGTATTACCATTAGAGAAATTTTCAATTACTTTATATTCTTGATTTTGGATTTTATTATACCTGTTATCATATTGTTCTTTATAATCAACAACCATTTTTTCTAAATAATCCACATAATCAGATAAATCTAATAATTGACTATTAGATATTGAATCTCCTTTCTTTAATAAATTAGAATTGTTTGGTTTAGGTAAACCAGGATATTTTCTTTGGGGAGGAAAAAAACGCTGTTCTTGTTCTTGTCCTTGATCTTGTCTCTTAGGTTCTAACTCAACTTGTTCTTCATTTTTTTTAACAGTAAGTTCATTTTGAACTTTTTCTGAACCTGTCATATTCGTATCAGAATAACATTGGGATAATAAAGCAACCATTTATATATATACATATTTTTTTTATTTAATAAAATATAATGTATATTTTTGATATTTTAGTTAATACACCTATGTTTATGAGTTCTGCATTCATATTGAATATGTTTGGTGGGCGTATGATGTTTCAAGACATGCAACCTTATTTTCATAATCAACAAATATTGAAACATATTTTTATATTTTGTTTGTTTTTAGTTTCAACAAAAGATATAAATATTTCATTAATTATGATAGTTTTATATTTCATATTCATACAAATCATAAAGAGTTTGTATAAAAAGGACGATGACAGTAATGAAGATAAAAAAGGACAATATATAGATACATGTATTGAATTATTAAATAATGTTAAACAAACTTTATAAGGTCAATGTAATACCTTTAGAAGTATTACTATCACCACTCATGATAGATATACTGTCTAAATCCGGACCAGTATTTGGTTGTAAGTTCATATTATTAATAATATCATCTATATCAGCGACTGGACCATTCATTTCTAATCTTGAAGGAGTTGAAAGGTTCTGTTGTTGTGGTTGCGGTTGTTGCTGTGGTTGCTGCATGAAATTCGGCATAGAATTTTGTTGTTGTTGCGGTTGTCCAGCCATAGAACCTACAGCTGCTTTAGCGAATTGTTTCATTAAATCCGGATTCTGTTGCATGATATCTCCCATATTAGGTACGGATGATTTGAACATAGTATTTGATAAGTGAAACATAAATGCTGAACCACCAAGCATCATAACTAATTTTAATTCAGGTGCCATTTCACCACCACCACCATATTTCTCATATAATTGTTCAAATACTTCATCAAAATCGTCTATACCTTCATTAACTGATTCAGACCATCCGTCTAATTTAACATCAAATGGATCAAACTTACTATTAAGAAACTCAGCTCCTGATACAGCAGCCATCATTACTTTTCGCTGGAATTTAACAGAATTCTCTACATCTCTCTGTTTTTTTAATTTAATATATTCATTTCTCATATCATCTAAATTAGAATTCATATTATAATTTGATGTTGTTCTTACACCTTGATCCGTGAGTTTTTTAAATTTATATAATAAATCAATTTTTTCATTTTTAATATCTGTTTGCGAAAGAACATGAACGGGTTTATAATCACTATCAGGGAGATTACTCATCATAGGGTCATTAAAAGGTTCTGAAACATTTGGTGTATTAGCGAAAGGAGAACTCATTTCAGGAATAGTTTTAGCGGCTGGTGAATTACCTCCTACACCTTTATTTTCTCCCATTAATAAATCTATACCCATAGTATTATCTGTATTGATATTCGAACTAATATCAATATTTTTGAATTCATCATCTAAGTTAATTTCTAAATTATCCATTTATAATTATATTAAAATATATTTATATTTATTACGCATAACTTTTTAAATATTAAAAATATCATTAACATTTTCAGGTAAGTCATTTATCTGTATACAGTAATGTTCTTCTAATTCTTTTAGATAAGGTTCTTCTCTGTTATTAACTAAATTAATTGCAACACCTTTACGTCCATATCTTCCAGATCGCCCAATTCTATGGACGTATGTTTCTTTTGATCTAGGTAGATCAAAATTAATTACTAAATTTAATTGTTGAACATCAATACCTCTAGCTAATAGGTCAGTAGATAATAACATTCTTGTCTTACCATTTTTAAAATCGAGTAATTTACTTTCTCTTTCATCCTTAGTTATTTCTCCATGAATAAAATCAACTGGATAATTATTTTTAATTAATTCATCATAAATATTCATTAGTTTATTTTTATAATTAATATAAATTATACATTGAGAAACATTTAATAAATCATAAATATCAACTAAAGTATCATATTTCCATTCTTCTTTAATAACCACCTTAAATTGTTTAATACCTTCTAATGTTACATTTTGGTTCTCTACTAAGATTGTTTCAGGATTATTTAGGAATTTTTCACATAGTTCTAAAGTTTCATCATTTTTAGTAGCACTAAATAAACATATTTGTGTATCTTTAGAAATATATTGAATTATATTATAAATATTTTCCCTAAATCCTCCTGACAACATTTCATCAGCTTCGTCTAATATAAATAATTTAATATCATTTGTATATAAATATCTTTTACTAATCATATCTAATACTCTTCCTGGTGTCCCAACTATAATTTGAGGTTCTTTTTGTAAATCTCGTTTACATTCTTCTACACTTGTTTTACCTACTACCTTCATAATACTACAATCCATATATTGACTAAGTGCTTTTAATACATCATAGTTTTGGTTTACTAACTCATATGTAGGATTCAGGATCAATACTTGAGTTTTCTTTAATTCACAATCTAATAGATTTAAAGCCCCGATAGTAAATGCTCCAGTTTTACCTGTCCCTGATTGTGCTTGTGCTATTAAATCTCTTTTAGAATTAATAATCGGTAATGCTTTAGTTTGAATATCAGATGGATTCTCAAACCCATACGAATATATTCCTCTTAGTAATTTATCATTTAAATCGAATGCGTCAAATGTAGTCATCTTATATATAAATTATTAATTAATCTTTAATATTTAACATTTTTTTTATCTCATTCATATTCGCTCCTTTAATCGTATTAATACATTCTTTATTTTTCATTAAATAAAATGATGGTACTGATTCTACTTTAAATATACTACATATTTCTTCATTATCATCATTATCTATCTGAACCTTGTATATTTCTATTAAATCCTTATTTAATTTTTTAGATAACTCTTCTAATTCAGGATAAATCTTTTTACACGGACCACACCATGATGCTGTAAAAAAAAGTAATACATATTTATCTACATCTAAACATTTTTTAAGATTATCAAAACCACCAATCTGATTCATTATATCATAAACCATATTTTATTTAATTAATTTAGACCTAATTGGATGTATATTTGATATATATTGTAATTTATATGTTAAATTTCTTTGAAGACCAACTAATGTCAATGTCAAAACAAGGTCAATTGATAATTTTATATATTGTTCATGTTTTATAATTCTGAAATATTTCATAAATTTATTTATCACAAAATAATGAATAAACAATATAAAAATTCCTAATATTATTATATGAGTAATAACAATACTATACATCTTTAATTTATCCATTTTATCTATTTTATCATCAATATAAAATAAATGATCTATGATTGGTGATATAATTATTAATATAACTATACATATAATCAATAACAAAAAAGTTAATAATATAACATTAAAATTCATATATATTATTTATTAAAAAAATTTAATATAATCTATCAATCTCTAATTTACTCTGAATCACTTGAGGATGATTCATTATTGAATCCTTCAATCAGTTTCTCAACCCGTTCATCCTCTTCGAGCAAAGATTGAACGAATTCATTACGGTCACTATCAATTGGATCATATTCTACCGAAAATTTCTCTTTACTTTGTTTCATATTCTGGATAGGGGTAAGGTGTTTGAAATCTTCTAGGTTGACCACTGTGCTCCAATAGTCCTTTCCGTAGTCAATATGCATATCCTTGCTACACATATAGGAACAGATGAACTTATCCATGTTTTGAACCTTCATCTGGATGAAGAATGTATTCCGACATTCAGAACACCGGTCGCACTTATAAGAAGCGATAGTATCCGTCACCTCTTCCTTGTTAAGAAGCTTGTTTGCGAATGAAGTCATTAGTTGTTGAGTATAACTTATCTTACATACGTAAATCAAATTTTTTGATGATGATGTTCTCAATATTTAAGAATACATCGCTAATAATAATAAATAAATTTGATTGATTAAATAAAATAATATAAAATGATATCTAAACAAAACATCATCGATTATATTGATAACAATTACAACGAATGTCTAGAAAATATTCATATGTTTGAAGAACAAATAGTAAATGAACTAATTGATATCTTTGATACAGTTAATCTAAATAAAAATAGTAATCAGGTGAAATCAGAACAATATTTTATTAGATCTATTATTAAAGAACATATAGGTGATATCAAAACATATAATGTTCGTAAAAATAAATATTATAATCTTCTTGAATTAGAATTACCTGAACAACGATCCCCTGAATGGTTTGAAATGCGGAGAGATAAATTAACTGCTAGTTCATTCGCTACTGCTCTAGGTGATGATCACTATAGGTCTAAATTTAAATTAATCCATGATAAACTAACAGATGCTCCGCACATCTCTAATATTCACACAGAATGGGGTACTAAATATGAAGAAATAGCCACACTATTTTATCAACTTATCACCCAAACAAATGTTATTGAATTCGGTATGATCCCTCACCCAGATTTCCCAATATTCGGGGCATCACCCGACGGTATCTGTGATGATACTGGACCAATTGAGTATGTAGGTAGGATGCTAGAAATCAAATGTCCAACTAGTAGAGAATTTTGGATGAAGAAGAATAAATCAAAATGGATGCCTCATCATTA